TTGGCTACTTCGTTCCAAAGTCAATACTGAAAGAATGTATTGAATATAACAACGAAAATTGCAAGGGAGTAACATTTAATGATAAGCCATACTCTGTATTTGGTTTTACGGATGATGGGAAAGTATATGACGAAGAAGGACGAAGCATACATCCTGCTTTTTCTTATTCAAACAACCCCAGAAGTCGTAAACTATTCTTAGAAGAAAGATTAAAAGTAGCACACCTTGGATGTATGAGATTATATCCACTTGGGAAAAAGAGTATCAAACGTTAATAAACTTTTAATAACAGAAGGTAATATGAAGAAATATCCACGACAACCCAGAACTAATCAAGTAAGCGTATGAAGAAGATAATGTTTAACGATAAGTATTGCCTCACGCTGTCAGTGCTTAATGGAACGAAGACAATGACAAGGCGAGTACTAAGAGATAATATACCGCTTGGTAATTGGAAAGAAACCATAAAGCACCTGCCTTATAAGGTTGGTGAAGTTGTAGCGATAGCACAAAGTTACAATGACATTGGTAAACCGCAATACGACAAGTTCGGGAAAGGTGTTGCAGGGAATAGTAATAAAATGTTCGTTAAAGCCGAATTAATGCCCCACCATATCAGAATTACAGATGTAAAGATGGAACGATTGCAAGATATTTCAATAGAAGATTGCCTTAAGGAAGGTATAATATTTATTGAACCATTATTTATTGGAGATGATGCTTACTTTTA